GTTCAATATTTTACAGCATCTGTTGCGACATCTACTGTTTTGGATTTTTGGGGCTGGCAGTTAGAGTACGGATCAAAGGCAACTCCCTTCCAAACTGCAACAGGAACAATCCAAGGAGAATTAGCCGCCTGCCAGAGGTACTATTTCCGCACAACAGGACAAGCAGCAGCGAGCAATGATTTACTACCAGCAACAATGTTTTCTAGCACTTCAATTACTGGAATAATGCGCTTTCCTGTTCCAATGCGGACGGCAGCGACTTGCTCATTTAGCGCAGCAGGTGACTTTGAGTTTGTTTGGTCTGCTGGTACTTCAACAATAAGCGCTGCAAATATAGACAGGTCATCATCTGAAAGCCTAAACCTAAGACTTACCTCAACAGGTTTAACTACTAATGGTGGTGGCTATGTTGCAATTAAAGCAGGTTCAACTAAATGGCTAGAGGCGAGTGCGGAACTATGAAATTAACCTATGAAGAACAAGACAGTGTAATCGTTGCAACAGATGAAAACGGCAAGCAATATTTTATTCCTAAAGATGAAGGCAACTCTGATTATCAGAGATACCTAAATCCAGAAACGGAACAATCCACACCAATGGTTACGGATGAAGCCTAAGTTATCTAGAGCTGCATCACAGTTAAGGGAACAGATCGATGACTCGTTCCCAGATCGTGACCGCACATCGGATGGTTGGATCGGTGATACCAGACACGCTGCTCGCAAGTCAGATCATAATCCAGATGAGCAGGGTTGGGTTCGTGCCATTGATGTGGACAAAGATTTATTCAAAAGCGGAAAGCCAGACATCATGGGAGATCTTGCTGATCAGCTTCGTACCTTGTCCAAGTCAAAAGCAGACAAGCGTATTAGTTACATCATTTACGATGGACGAATCTGCTCGCACATCCTTAACTGGAAGTGGCGTAAGTACACAGGGGCTAACAAACACACTAAGCACATGCATGTTAGCTTTAAGAAAGAAGCTGACAATGATGGGGCTTTTTTTCAAGTATCTATGTTAGGTGGAGAATAATGAATGAACTAAAGACAGCAGCAGGCTCATGGGCTAGAGCATTCCTAGTAGCAGTTATCTCAATGGCAGCAGCTGGGGTCACAGATCCTAAAGCTCTTATTGCAGCCGGTGTTGCTTCAATCCTTCCACCTGTACTGCGTTACCTTTCACCTAATGATCCTGCTATGGGAATTAAGAAGTGACACAGTCCGACTTCTTTACGCTCTACCTTGCCACCATTGCAGCACTCGGTGGCTTGTCTGGCTATGTAATCACACACCTGTTGTCTGAAATCAAAAGACTCAACACGCGAGTCGATGAGATCTATAACATCTTGCTTGACAGGTAACATTCTGCTATGGCAAGAAAAGCAACTAAGGCATTAGAGGATCAGGGCTACTCAAAGCTTGATGCTTATTGCATTGGGCTTTATGAATACTTCTGCTCTCTTAAAAGAGCAGGCTTCGCTGAAGATATAGCGATGTTTATGATTACAGAGCCACAGTCTTATCCTCATTGGATCTTGCCCGATCCTGTCTTGCCGGACAAGTACGGCAACTACGAGGACGATGAGGATGACGATTAAGCGCATTGTCGTAGTCTCAGACCTTCAAGTGCCTTACCACGACAGGGTTGCTACTCGCAACCTTGCTTCGTTTATTCAGAAGTTTAAGCCAGACCAAGTCGTGACCATTGGCGATGAAATTGACCTACCCCAGATAAGCAAGTGGGAAGAAAGTCGTATGGGCAGCTACGCCCAGACTTTAGATGATGACCGCAATGAGGCCGTGAACCTATTGTGGGAATTAGGCGTTACCGATTGCATCCGCAGTAATCACACGGATCGTCTATATAACATCATCATGGCTAAAGTGCCTGCATTCGGTGCATTGCCAGAGCTGCGCTTTGAAAAGTTTATGAAGTTTGATGAGCTAGGCATTACCTTTCACAAAAACCCTATGCCTATCGCACCTAACTGGATCGCAGTCCACGGAGACCACACACCCATCAAGCCACAGGGCGGGCTATCAGCCCTTGAAGCAGCCCGTAGGCATGGTAAGAATGTCATCTCAGGACATACTCACAGAGCAGGGCGTTCAGCCTTCTCAGAGGCCTCTGGTGGCCGTATAGGGCGTGTCTTGCATGGTGTTGAGGTGGGCAATCTTATGGACTTTAAGCAGGCTCATTACACTAAAGGTTCTGCTAACTGGCAACAAGCTTTCGCTATCATCTATGTAAACAAGGCTAAGGTGCAGGTCGATCTTATCCACATTGAGAAGGACGGCACATTCATCGTGGCTGGCAAGTCCTACGGCAGGCCTAGATAATCGTTATCAATTCGTTACCAGAATGTGCTTGATTAGTCGCACACTTCTGTCACACTAAGTCTGTAGCCAATCAAGGGCATTGGCGCAGATAGGAAAAAAGATGAGCTTTGAAATGCCAATGATCGTGTTGCTTCTAGCAGCTAACGCATTGTGGTACTTAGTAGGATGGGCTAAAGGCTTTAACGAGGGCAAGCGTGAAGGTTTAGTCGTTGGCAAGACCTTTCAGCGAGTGACAACCAATGCGCGCTAATGAGATCCTCTTATCAGCAACCGACACGATCCGCGACCGTGGCCTTTCATACGGTCATCCTGCGGATAACCTGCAACACACAGCAATGCTACTCAGCGCATACTTACAAACACCAATTCATGACTATCAAGTGGCAGGGATCATGGTGCTCGTTAAACTTGCACGGACTAATCAATCAGCCCAGCACATCGACAACTGGGTGGATCTCTGCTCATATGGCGCACTCGCAGGGCAACTAGCCACAGAGGAAAACGATTTATATGTTTAATTTAGCCGATTACGAGCCAGTAGAGGTGAGACTTGAAAAGTTTATTAAGGACTATCCAACATTTCGCATATCAACAGAGCTTGAGGTTGTCGAGGCTACTCGATACATTGTTAAGGCGTATTTATTTAAGGATGCTGGCGACAGCGTTGCGTGGGCAACTGGGTACGCTGAGGAAACAGTTTCTAGTCGCGGTGTTAATCAGACTTCAGCACTGGAGAATTGCGAGACTTCAGCGATCGGCAGAGCACTTGCAAATGCAGGTTATGCGCCTAAAGGAAAGAGACCAAGCCGAGAAGAAATGACAAAGGTGGTAGCTGCTAAGCCAGTTAAGCCGCCTATTCAGGATGTCAAGGCAGATGATCAAGATTACTGGACTACTCCAGTAAATGAATACAGAGGTGTAGTAGATGCACCTGTCACACTTGAAAAGGCTATGGAGAATGTAGCTGCCGTTATGGGTACAGGTGAGGCATTGGAAGCCCCATCATGTAAGCATGGACACATGCAATGGCGTGAAGGTGAGAAGAATGGGAAGCAATGGGGCGGGTATATGTGCTCTGTTGTCAATCATCAAGGTGGAGAAGCTAAGTGTCCTGCGCTTTGGTATGTAGTAAATAGCGCAGGGAAATGGCAACCACAGAAGGCGAGAGTGTGATGGGTTACATCGAGATTTATAATATAGACAAAGATGGGGAATGGACTGATCTAGAGGATGTTCCTATGATCACGACTATCAACTGCCAGTTATGCAACGAGCCAACACTAGCTCATGACATTATCATTCCAGCAATCATCACAGATGGTAATTTAGTCGCTGGCACTTGGCAATGTAAGAAATGTCATGCAGTCAATGGATAGCAAAGAGCAGCTCTTAATCTTCTTGGTGTTATTCCTGTTTATTGGTGGAGTGGCATTGGGTTACATGGCTCATGGGTAGCCAAGCAAGGAAGCACAGAGGATTCCGCACAGAGCGCGTAGTCGCACAGTACCTATCGACTGTGTGGCCGGGTGCGACTGTCGGACGGGGCAATGGTAAGGATATTGTGAATGTACCTTTTGATGTTGAAGTCAAAGCAAGATCTGGCTTTCAACCTTTAGCCTACATAAAGCAATTAAAGGCTCGAACCAACATATCGGGGGAATTGGGGTTCGGGGTTATACGGCTAAATGGACAAGGAGAAGATGTTGCTGAGTATTGCGCCATCATCCGATTAGCTGATCTCTTGCCATTGCTCCAACTTAAATATGGTCACATTACTAGCGAACCTACAGAGGCAGACATCGACCGCTGCACAGCCTGTGGGTCTTACATGATACAGAGGTGCTTAACATGCCAGCCTATGACTACAAATGCACACGATGCAATCTTAGTCAAGAGATCTATCACGGATGGCACGATCGACCAATAATTCCATGTACTTACTGTAATGAGCCTATGGTTAAAGTTATAGCTGCTATTCCAGCAGTATTTAAGGGAACTGGATGGGGTAAAGATTGAAGATTCTAAACTTGTATGCCGGTATCGGTGGCAATCGTAAACTATGGGGCGATGAGCATGAGATCACAGCAGTAGAGCTTGATGATCGTATTGCTACAGTTTATTCCAGCATGTTTCGCAATGACACAACGATTCAAGGTGATGCACATGAGTACCTTTTAGAGCATTTCCAAGAGTTTGACTTTATCTGGTCAAGCCCACCATGTCCTACGCATTCAAGGCTTAGGAAGCATGTATCGATGAACAATGGATCTGTGCCGGTGTATCCAGACATGACTCTATATGAGGAAATCCTGCTATTGCAACACTACTTCAAGGGTTATTGGGTAGTAGAAAATGTGCGCCCTTATTACCCTTATTTAGTAGAACCTACGATCATCTTAGGCAGACACCCTTACTGGATGAACTTTGATGTTGAACCTAAAGAGTTTAGCTTTGATGGTGTTATCAATAATGGTGTAACTCAGACATTAGAAGCTAAATATGACTATGACTTATCTGAATATTCATTACCAGATAAACGCAAAGCGTTACGCAATGCAGTCAATCCAGAGATGGGCTTATACATCTTAAATAGTATTCCACAACCTGTGGATAAGTAGGTACAAATGTTCACTTCACGCTCACGACACGCCCATGTTATCCACATGCTTGACAGAGGGTTTATGCTAAGTACGCAGAGCCTCTCAAAGGCTCACCGCGAGCGCCTTAGGCGCATAGCTCGCGGGGTGCTGCTAGCATTTGGGATATCTCTATGCTTTTTGTATGAAGCAGGTGGATCTAAACCAATCCAATATGTAAGCTATAAAGAGTTTGCTTATCATCAATTAGGTTATAACTTAAAGCAATATAAATGCTTAGCAATACTCTATGGCAAAGAAAGTGCGTGGAGACCAGATGCAGTTAATGGATCTCATTATGGTATTCCTCAAGGAAGAAGTGAATGGCTTAAAGACCAAGATGGCTATACACAGGTACAATGGGGACTCAACTATATAGGCGCACGATATGGTGAGCCATGTGTAGCGTTAGATCATTGGAGGGCTAAAGGATGGCATTAGAAGAAGATACTATTAAGTGTCATAGATGTGATGTAGATGTACCAGAGTCAGAAGCATTAGAGGTTCATGCTTGGTGGGTCTGTGGTAATTGTTATGATGATATTTGATGCCTAGAAGATCATTAGATGCCGAGCAAAAAGCCTTTGTTAAAGACAATGCAGACAAAGGCGGTAATTGGTTGGCAGAAGCATTGCAGGTCGATAGAGCTGCTATTTACCAATATGCCTATGAGACAGGCTTTAGTGTTAAAAAAAGAAAAGAGCCTAGCGATAGATCCTTGAAGAAAGATCGATTTGCTTGGCCAAGAAAGTATTACAAATACAAGAAGTACCTTGTTATGAGAGATGGACTAAGATGCCATTACTGCGAGTCTATCATGACTTATGATGAAGCACAGGTAGATCACATATTGGCTAAAGCTAGAGGTGGATCAGATGCACCACACAATTTAGTTCTGGCTTGCCCGAGCTGTAACAATATAAAGAGTACATTGTGTTACTCATGTCCAGAGTTTAGGGAAGCGATACATAAGTGAACCGATCACATAGAGAGCTTGGAACTCAACGCTGGAAGAACCAAAGGTTGAGAGTCTTAAAGCGAGATGGTTATATATGCCAGTACTGCGGTAACGATGCGACTCAGGTAGACCATGTGATACCACGCAAGGCCGGTGGCAGTCATGATCTCGAGAACCTAGTGGCCTGCTGTGCTCCATGCAACAGCGCGAAGGGCGCACGACAGGGTCTTTTTTTAGGTGCAACCTCTACCCCCCCTGTCTTTTTCT